ACCATTGGTAACGGGCTTTCGGGTGCTTTTCTTTTGAGAAGTGGAGATGGAAGCCGTAATACATAGCTCTTGCGTATGGCGCATTGTAAACTACCTTTCCGCTTCCTATCTTGGTGCCAACATTACCGCTTCTCATAAGGTTTCCTGTTCGCATAGGTACATAAGGTGCGCTATCTCTCAATACCTCGCTATCGAGGAATTTTTGGGCATCGGAGTATTTCTTTGAGAAACGTCCGATACACGCTTGGGTGTTGATGTGGAAGTGATACTTCATCGTCCAATCACCTCGAAATGCCACATGCGTTTTCTGCCTGTTTTCTTCCTGCTGAAGCTGGCGATCTTATACCTGTTGTCGTCTCCAACGATACTGAAGTAGTCTTCTCCTTTATCGGATAAAGTCCACTTTTTAGATTTATCTGTTGCGAATTTCCATTCTTCGTGCGGAACGTACTGCAAAGGCGTACCGTATTCAGAAACAACTACAGATTTGCAGTCGAAGATGTAGAACTTAACGCTGTCGGATGGTGCTTTTCCGCGAGCGGTGCTGTTTGCACCTTTGCTTGTGATGCAATAGCAATTCTTGATGATAACTTTCTGAAACTGCGCTTCATCGTCAAACTCTCCGATGTAGAGATATAGCTCTACAGTATCTTTGAGCATAGATAACATTCTCAAGTGTCGCACCACCTTGAGTAAACCCATCTACGCATAAGACCGAGCCTTTTGAGCAGCATGATGGTTACAGATGATACAGGCACACCTTCAAAGGTTTGGACTTTGGCTGTGCTGCCTGAACCGCTTCCGACAGAAATAGAATAATCTCCAAGATGTTCGCTTCCACCTGCCATAGATGCTTCCGAAAATCCTGTAACGGCATCTATTCCACCTTGCTGATAAAGCATTTCGACCTGATAGGCTACTGCTTTCTTGAAAGTTTCGTCTATCAGGTCATCTTTTTCAGGTTTGATGATACATACGCCGTAAACTATTTCGGAGGCTATATCGGCAAGCCGATTGAAGAGAGCATCTTCGATTGCTTCACCTTTGAAGGTGGTGTCGTAATAGTCCTTGTCGATATAAGCCATAGCGTCCTCCTTAGTCTTCGGGATGTTCTTTCTCGATATGCTTCAGGAGGTACGCTTTTTTGGCATACTGCTTTCCGCAGATGGGGCATGCAAGCTGCTTTTTATCGGGAGAAGTCTCCTCGACATGAGAAGTTTCATCAGGCTTTTCTACGTCGCGGTCTGCACGATCTACGGTAGGCTCAGAATCATCGGCAGCAACAATGGGTTCAGCCGCTTTTGCTTCGGCAGGCTCTGAAATCACGGAGGAAACCGTCTCTGTGGTCTTTTTGCCGGAATCGTCGGGCTTTTCATCTTCGATGATTTTATCGACCACTTTAACAGGGGCTTTAGCCGTTTTCTTAGGGAATATAACTTCATATCCCTTGCCAAGATAATGAGGTATAAAAATATCCGCCACATACCTTGTGTCTTCTCCTTTTTTCATCAGAACCATAATAACACCTCCTCTTAGCCGAGGGAGATGATACGAGCAATCGGAATCATCTTGTGAGCGAGATACTTCTTGCCAGTGGAAGACGCGGTGCTGACGATCTCCCAATTCGCGCCGAGTTCAAGCTCTGCGTCGGTCGGAGAAAGGGTAGCCATAGAAGCCTGAGTGAAGCTGATGCCGTAGGGAGCAAAGCACTTGCGCTGACGCATAACAAGGGTGTCCTGACCGCCGTTTACCTTTGCTTCTCTCTCGGTTTCGTAGGGGACCTTAACCTCGCAATCGGTGTATTCGATCGCGCCGTCGCCGAGAATGTAGGTGATGTATGCGGTACGGTTATCGGGGGACTCCTGAGTGCCGAGGTTCACGGTGATGGTGGGCATACTGTCGTCAACAAGAACGGTCTTGCCGTTGAGCGTTGCGAGAGCGAGATCTCTCTCAATACCCTGAGCGTCGGTGTACTTCATGTAGGACAGAAGCTTGAGGTTCTCAAGGTTGGTTGCGACCGTAGAGTGCATGATAACAAGGCTGAATCTGCCTTTGTTATCACCGCAAGCCTTCTGAACTGCGGTGTTTACGGTAGCAGCGCCGATGCAGCCAGCCTTGACATCTCCGCTTGCAGGAGCAGTGGTAACATCGGTGGTATGAGCGGTGACGAATTTAGCGCCCTCGGTGTCAACCATGTTGAACACGCCGTTGAGAATGTGAATCAGGGTGTCCTGATCGAGTTCATCCTTGAAGTCGCTGATCTGTTCAGCGATGTTCTCGATGAAATCCTTACCGCCAGTGATGTCGTGGGAGAAATCTCTTTCAGTCCACGCGCCGCCGCGACCTACAACAACTCTGCTGTGCTTGTAGGTGTCTGTGTTGTTGCTGGTGATGTTGGTCTGACCGTCGTAGTTCACAACGGTGGAGCCGCTGATAAGACCGTTCATAGCGGAGGTCATGTAGTTACCGCCGTCGTGGTCGCCGAGAACAGTAGCCAGCTCAGGACGAGGGCGGATAGCTCTGGACTTAATCAGCTCGTTTCTCTTGGGGTTAGGGATTCTTTCGACATATCCCTGAAAAACTTCGCCGTTAAAGATTTTCTTATCGAATACTGAGAGTGACATTATTTACTTCATCCTTTCGTTATTTAATCGAAGTCAATCGCCGCCTCCGGGTTTTCGTTTTTGAACTTCATCAGATCAAGCAGGCTCTTCTTCTTCGGAGGGGGCGGTGTCTGCTGTTTGCTTGAAGAAAACTTCGGAGGGGGCGGTGTACTGTCATCGCTCTCCTTCGGTTCAGGGGGCTGAGGGGGAGCGTCGATAACGAAGGCGTTCTTGTAGCCTTCATCATTCATAAGTCCTTCCATAAACTCCGTTGCGCCGAGGAATTTTCCGTCCTCGAAGGGGAAGTTCTTCTTGGCAAAAGCTGCTCTGATTCCTTCTTCAGCAGGAAGGGAGGAGAACTTGTAGCCTTTGAGGAACAGATTCTGAGCGTATGTTCTCGCGTTTTCATCAAGCTGCTTCTGAAGAGCCGCAGTTTCGTCCTGATACTTCTTCTCCCAATCGGCGGCTGACTGCTTGATACCGTCGATGTCCATGTCTTTGTAGGACTGAATCGTTGTGTTGGCGGTTTCGAGCTGTGCTTTTACGCCGTTAAGCTCCGTTTCTTTTGCGTCGAACTTGTCTTTCGAGACATATCCGCCGTCTGCAAGATTGACGAGCTTGATTTCCTTGTTCGCACCAAGCTTTTCGACAAGCTGATCGAACGTGAGGGAAACAGGAGAGCCGTCTTCGGCTTTCCCGAACAGGACTTTGAGATATTCGTACATAACGTACCTTTCTTCGCTGATTTGGCTTAAACGTCGGTTCACTCCGACAACTGCTATCTGCCTATATATCCCTGACAGAAAGGGAAATTAGGTGTTTCTTGTAAACGCCCTACACCTTTCGGGCATAAAAAAACGAGCAGCGTTAGCTACTCGATTCTTTCAATTCTTTGAGGAACATGTTCTTGGCTTGTTCATTCGTGTATCTGTCCCCGTAATAACGAACGACTCTTTTCCAGTTTACCAAGAAAAGAAATCTATCAGTGTCTGCGCTCTGAGGCAGACGGCTAAGTAAAGCCACTTTGATACTCACTCATTCTGCACTTCCTTGCTTACTTCTTGTAGGTGCCGAGAACATTTCTTTCTGCTCTGTCCTCGACTCTTTTGTTCATCCACAAGAGGGCTTCCTCAATGTGGGTGAGGGCGATGGAGTTTTCTCTTGTGGCGAAATCGCCGTTCTGAAAGCCTTTGAGCCTGTCACGAACGATTTCGAGAAGATCGGTGTCGAGAACACCATTGACAGCGTTTTCATCATTTCTCGCGCCGTTCTGGAAGGCGATCTTAACCTCTTTAGGCACCGCAAGCTCTCTGTCAACCGCGATCAGGTATTCGTGATTTGCTCCGCCGTTGCCGGGTTCGTCTACCGCAAAAACAGTGTTAAGCTTGTTCCTTTTCTGGATTGTTTCAAGTTCTCTCATTGTTAGCTTCCTTTCGTTGCTTTTCTATTTGCCCAAACAGCCTTGCTGCTAACGCTTCTGTTCCATCCGGCAACCCATTCGCGGTCGTTTTGCCTGATTCTCGCGTTTTCCGCAAGGAAGTCTTTAAGCCTTTGTTCTCTGTTTTTCAACAGCACTGAAGCTCTTTGGAAATCTGCGTACAATTCTTTTTCAAGCGCTTCACTGTCTGTTGATTCTATGGCTGAGTTCAGAAGTTGGCACTCCTTTTTTGACTGCCTAATTCTTCTTTCGTATGTTCGTTGCTTTTGTTGCAAGTAATAATCTTCGTCGTTATCTCGACCTGCATCAGCTGACGGGTCGGGAGAAAACGCTCTGGTAGATAGTCCTTCAAAATACGGATAGAACGAATGGTAGCAGTTCCAACCGCATAGTCCGTCGCCTTCGCCGTAGCCTGTTTCTTCTGCGAGGTTTCCGTATTCTCGTGTACTTCCGTCAATGCAGTAGACTTGCCCTTGCCATACAGCGTGAGAAGGTCTTGCTCCTGCGTGGCTTGTTACCTCTACGAGATCACACCCCATTTCTGAGGCTCTTTCAAGTTGCAGTTTAGATGAAGCTTGATTCACTCCTGTAATAACAGCTCTTCTGATTCCTGATTCAATGCTGACTTCATGTCCTGATGGATATGCTATCTTGTTTATGCTTTGTGAGGCGATCTTCTTAATAGCCGTTTTAATCGCTGTTACCGGGTCGAATGTTCCTGTAAGGATTTTTATGAAGGCTTCATCTAAAATGTTGATAAAGCTCATATTTGCCATATTAGCAGTGGTTTTGGTGAAGTTTGAGAGTAGACTTAGTGTATCTGACGTTCCCTGAAGTACAACAGCCATTAAAGCAGGTGATTCTACAGGCTTGATGGGGGATAAGCCAACAGCCTTATAGATGGTGTCATCAAAAGCGAGAGCTTTTACACCAGATTCAGCCATCATACGCTTGATTTCTTTTTCAGACAGCTTTGTAGCATTGGATAGAATCTTGGTTACATCTCCGCTGAAATATCCAAATTCTCTTGCCCTTGCTAACTGCCATGAAGCGGTTTGAGTGAACTTTCCTGTTTTCGATATTCTTCTGACTATATCATCGAGTATCTCAACTTCGACTTGACTGTAAACTTCTACTACGGGGTCAGCTACGGTCATAAGATATTCAGGCTGTAACATACATCCTCCTATCTAAACTCTCTTCCGCTGCGCTTATCTCTTATCTCAATTCTGGTTATCAGCTCGAATCCGCTCAAAGCGATGATGCCTTTTAGAACTTTGATAAGAGTGTTCACCCTGTATTCAAGATTGTTCTCCTTCTCTATACAAGCGTAAGCTGTCGGGTCAGGATAGCCCTCGCTGTTGAGGAAATGGTTTTCTTTCATTTCGGTCATCCTTTGTAATGGCATCTGCCATTCCTGTAAGCTCCGCAGTTTTCCATAAGGCAATCAGCAAACGCTGCCCTGTTGTCAAACTGCTGAACTAAAACAGAATGACCGTTACCATCACTTATACTGCGGCTTATAAGGTCTTCTGTACGATGAACTGCATAAGGGCATTTCATCTTATTCTGACTTTTTTCTTGCTCTCGTTTCTTCGAGTGTGCCATTATTATCATTCTCCTCGTCTGCGTCTTCGTCTGCTATCTTTGCGAATCCAAGAATTTCATCGTCGGAACGCCCATCCATTTCATCACAGATCTTACGAGCGGTGATTTCATCTTCTCCGTACCACTTCATTCTGTATTCGTACTTAGGCATAAGCCTTTGCGATACTTCCTCTCTATCTCTCATGCGCTCAACTTCAGCGTCAACGATGATGCTGTCGTCCCATACATACGTCGTGTTGTACTTTCCGTTCGGCGCTAGTTTGTAGAGGTTCGCGAGAGCATACATAGCGTAAGCGAGATCATCGAGAGCATATCCAAGTGAATCTTGGATATCTTTAACTGTAGAGTATGACCGCTGCTTCATTATCTTGATTTCAGTGGCGCTTCTTGCAACAGCATCAACATCAGTGAGAGTTCCTCTTGATAAACTACAAGCATTTTCAATCTTAAACAGAATCTTATTAAGTCCTGCAATGTAATTTGAATCTCTGAGGGACGGAGCCCATTCTTTCATAAGGCTGTCTCCGCGTGCTGTAGCTGAATCAAGATTGTTCGTTCTGTACAACCTTTCTTTGCCTTTTGGAAGAACGGGTTTACCGTTGACTCTTTTGAAAGCATCTTCGGAAGCGTCGATGGCAAGTTCACCGCCTTCGTATTCCCAAAGCAGTCTTCTGTATTGTTCGTCTGCGTCTTTGATTAAATTTACAGCATTAGCGTAAACCGAAACTCCAAGAGGAGAGTTCCTGTCGATGGTGTTGCCTATCGGGATTTTGAAGTATGCGAAAAGCGGTGACTTTATATCAGAAATAGTAACTTCAGGCTCAATATCAGCCCATTCGTCAACTTCTGCGAGAGAACACGGTGTACCGATCGTTTCTTCGACCGAGGAAACGAAAGCTTTGTTCGTTATCGTGTAGTCAGTGCCTTTTAATTCGTGGCGTTCGAGCCTGCTATAAACTTTTCTTCCTATCCAGCTTCTATACAGAAAATATGCAGCGGTAATCTTTTGAGAGCTGTTATACGCGAGGGGGCAGAAGTAATCTGCTTGCACGATTTCGGTGATGATTTTGTCGTCGGAGACAAACGGCTTGAAAACAATGCCACCGCCTGCACAAGCGTATTCTGTATTGATTCTAATGTTCTTTATTACGTCATTGAATTGTTCGCTGATGTAATCAGCCATCGGAGAGCCGGAGATGTTGACTTCCATTTCGAGAGTAACGCACCTTGCTATTTCTGATGCTATAATGGACGGCAGGCAAAGCGTCGCATGGTTTGTTCTAAGCCATTGTGCATCGTTGGAAAACATATCGAGCCATTCGGATATAGCGTCCATCATATCAACTGAAGCTATCGTCTGTTCTTTTGTAACTTCGGAAATACTCCGCATTACATTTCCTTTTTTGAACATCGATCTTATCCTCCCGAAAAATCCTTTAATAGTTTCAAACATTTGTAGCCCATCCTTTATATGAATCTCGCCGCTTCTCTCTCTATCGTGTATTCAAACGCATTGAGAGTTCCTGTGTCTGAGCTTCCGCTTCTGCTGTCAGAGGTTTTCTTCTCAGACCAAAGGGCAGTAGTAAAGGCTCTTGCAAGCGTTTCGCAATCTTCCGTGAGGAACAAGCGGTTTTGTGCAAAGAGCCTTGTGGTGAGTCGTATTCTGTTGTTTACATCATCATCTGCTGCGGAACGAACATTTATCGGTACATTGAACTTGTCGGCAGAATCCTTTATACACTTGTACAGGAATCTTTCCTTCAGATCACAATACGCATAGTCGAGCTTGTTGTGTCTTTTCTGTATTTCTTTGCAGAAATCAGCAAACTCTTTGCCAAGTGCATCTGTTTCGACCTCTCCTGTGTATGTTCTTGAAGCAAGAACAACTACACGCTTGTGGTTTTCAATGATGGCTGTTGCCACCATTGAGGTTCCAGACACTGAACTTCCTATGCTTATGCCGATATTGACTTGCATAATGTGCATAGCCTTAACTGCTTCAATGGGTATGATAACAGTTTCAGCTTTGTCGATGAATCCTCCATAGACCTTATTTTGAGTGAAGCAAGCAAGAGCAACAGCGTCACCACGGTCAGGGGATTTGATTCCTCTGTCCTTCATGGCTTTTTTGCTTTCAAGCTGTAGCTTTCCGCTGCTTGTAACAAAATACTTTCTGACAGATAGTTGAGCTATCAATTCTTCGTCGTTTGTTAAGGATAACTCTCTTTGCTCCAACAAGTCTTTGATTGTTGCCCACATATACGTCGATATATCTTGATAGTGAACCTCAGAACCATCTTGAGGAGGCTTTCTTCCAAAATTTACAGGGACTATTTCGAGTCGTCTGAGCCTTTGCTCTATTTTAACTTCCTCAAGTCTGTCTGTAACGCCGCCACCTAAGCCTGTGTCATCTATGTTTACAGTGATAACGCCTTTGTAGTCAGGGTAGTCGTTTACGAGTTTCCTGTATAGCACCACAATATCTCCTACAGTTCGCATGAGGTTTTGTCCATGCCTGATAACAGGAAGCTCGATTCTGCCGCCTATGTAGCTTGCGATGACCGTTTCGTCATCGCCGTATCTTGCTACATCAACGCCAAGGGAAATACGCTTGATTTCGACTTGTTCCAACTCTAACAAAGTGCTTTGCTCGATAAGGGTGAGAGGAATAAATACGTCGTCTTCCTGATCTGGAAAATCACCAAATACACGGACCTTAACTACGTTACTGTGTTCGCCGTACTTCTTTATAAAGGCGTTGATGTTTTCTTTGTTTGTCCTCGTGCTGTCAAGTGATGATACTCTATGGCACTTATACAATCCTCTGTTTCTGTTATGGCTGTCAAAGAACGTGCCTGTTGTTCTCGTTGGGTTAGCGCACATCAGCAGCTTGTTGTTGCCGCCTGACAAGGTAGCGAGGATTGCTTCCATGATACCTTCTTCTATACCTGAAGCTTCGTCCACAACAAACAACATGTTGTCTTCATGGAAACCTTGCATGTTTTCAGGTGCGGAAGCTGTTTTCGCAACAGCAAACCATCGTTTGCCATAGCCCTTCATGTAAACGTAGGTTTTTGTCCATTCGAGCATTTGACTAAGCAGAGGGCTTTTCGACCTCCACTTATCTATTTCAGACCAAAGAACATCGTGTAGCTGCTGCAAAGTAGGTGCAGTGCAGATTATCTTCGGAAACTTAAAACAACTTATAAACCAAAGCACTATATTCGCTTCGAGAGCTGTTTTTCCAACACCGTGACCGGAGCGAACAGATACGCGAGGGGAAGATGCGATGTCGTTGGCTACGTTCGTTTGCCATTCATCAGGGTAGAAATGCGTGACCTCATTAAAGAAGAGAACAGGCTGCTTTTGATAGAGAGGAACTCTTTTCTTGAAGAAATCAGCTCTGTTCATTGTTTTCGTCCTCGATCTCTACGTCAGGTATGCTTGCAACCCATTCGTCGATAACGCTCGATTTTACCTCTGAAGCGTTCATAAACTTCTTGTGGCGTTGTTCTTCCATTTTGAATCTTGGCGAGCTACCAGCCATCGAAATAAGGAAGTTCATAGCTGTTATATCGCCGGACATAGCTTTCGTGAAAGCTCTTGCCATTAGAGCAACCATATTCGTGTAGTCTTCTTCTTTAATTCCGAGCGCCTTGAGGTTGCTTTCAAGAGCCTCTGTCGCAGGTAAATCAAGAAGCAGTCTTGCGGCGCTTTTTGCGTCTCTTTTCTTCCTTCTTGCTTCTCCTGATTTGATTCCGCCGTTTCTTCCTCTCTTCTTTGCTTCCTCCGTGGTTCGTATAGGATTTAGGTTTTCAGGCGCTCCACCTTTTTTCGCCAAGATTCCTCACCATCTTTCGTGAGGTTTTTCGAGGTGCTTTGGGCAAAATTCAAGTGCTTTTCTCGGAGATGACCTATGCTCCCAATCATATACGCGACCAGTGAACTTCCACCCTGCATACATGAACGACTTCTCAGATGCTCTGTTTCCGAGTTCAACCATCGCAACTATTGACGATATGTTCTTCTCTTTGCAGTAATCTTCAATCAAATGAAGCAGAACGGAGCCGTATCTATGCCCTCTGCACGACGGTCTTATGTAGTAACCGATGTTGCCGTTTTCAAAGTGGTTGGGGTGAGGTGTAACCCTTGCTGCTCCAACCATCATATCTCCAACAAAAAAAGCGAGGACATCTTCATGCCGCTCGCTTGCATCGGTGAGTTTAATATCTTTGAGCATTTCAGGAACACCTAACTTATGGGCTTTCCACAATGCGTTACAAAACTCTCCGTTTGTTTCAAATTCTGCCAAGAAGTCTTCGATCGTGCTTTGGCTGACTTCTCCACAATCAATAAGTTCGTATCTCATTGTGCCTCCTTTTTGCCAACGAAAAAGGGAGCTTTTTACAGCTCCCATATCGCTTGATATTCAATTACGGATTTCGTTCATAGGTATCGGGTGTCCAGATCTCTCCGTTATGCGTCGGGTCTGTTTCTTTTCCCTCCATGAACTTCTGCCATTTTCTATCGCTTTGCGGCGATATACTTCCTTGTGCTTTGTAATGCTCATAATAGTTTCCATAGCTGCCGTAATCGAATAACGACAACTGCTTTGGCTTTAGAGCTTCGTTTTCAGCTTTGAACATATCTCTTGCGGTAAGCCCTTTTCGTTTGCCTTGCCATGTATGACAATCATAAACATAGTCAGGCAATCGTTCTCCGTAAGATATTCTAAGCTGTTCTACTTGCTTGTAATCTACAAACTTATCAAATTCTTCATCTGTAAGCGGTCTGTCATTCCACATGAAGTTACAAGCTACATAGTCAGCATCACGATTCTTCCGTGCCATGCACAGGAGAATCAAAGCTTTTGCGATGAACAAATCGTTCGTCGCGCCAGCCTTTGCTTTGCTGTTCACTATATCATCCGCTTGCTTGAGGGCTACGATCTCTTTTGTCATTATGCCGTAGCAATCTTCAGCAGAAACAGTCAACAGCCGCTTCCAAAGATAAGCTCTGTAGTTCACTGATAATTCGTTGGCTGCGTATGATGCGTGAGGAATGTCACATCGTCGAATTGCTTTCTGAAGCATTGATGACATCTCAAACATATCGTAGCCTCTTGGCGTCATTGGTCTACTCATTCGATTGTCTCCTTTTGGGTATTTTTGATAATTATATTATATCAAATTTAGTTACATTTGACAATCGAAAATCATTCGTTAATCTGGAAAAAGTCAGGTTTTTTCTTGATAAAATCAGAACTGAGCGAATATGCGTAAGCACCGAGATTGTTGAACACAAGCCAATCTCCAATCGCTATTCTACCTGTATAACTGTCGCAGAGGATATCGTCTTCAGTGCAAGCGTAACCGTAGATTTTGAGCTTATCGATATGTTCTCCTGATGATACATGGATAACATCCATCGGGACTTTTTTATCAGAGCCGTGGAAGAAGCCACAGTCGTAAATACTGCAACTTGCAGTTGCGTAATGCCTATCGTATCTTTTGAAGATGTTTTCGACTTTACCTACGAGAGATACAGCGTTAGCTACAACAGGGGTTCCGGGTTCGATGATGACTTTAGGGATTGAAAGGAAGATTTCTGAAAGCCTACTGTGTATAACATCAGCATACATCTCAGGGGACGGAATTTCTTCATCAAACTGATCTGCAAGCCTATCGTCCATGAAGCCAAACAAATTACTGCCGAAGTCGATGTATTCTACATCAAGTTCTTTTGCAATTCTGCCTACAGTTTCTGCTCTCTTATCCCACATTTCGAGTCCTCTGCCGCCGTGGACGTGGAGGTGAACGCCTGCTATCCTGCAATGTTCGTTTTGCAGATTCACACATTCTTTGAACTCTTCTGATTCAGGGGTGATGCCAAATCTTGATATTCTTCTACAGTTTCCGAATAAATCTACATTGAGCCTTATTCCAACTTTCAGTTTCACGTCTGCGCTTTTAGCCATAGTAGCTATGCGCTTGAATTCGTTTGCGTTTTCGATATTCACTTTTCCGCCATTGAGTGCTACTGCGTACTTGTAGTGATAGTCAGGAATAACACCATTGTAGACGATATCTTTATCGTCAAATCCGACGTTCTTGACGAGGTTGTATTCATACGGAGATACTATTTCAATCGAAGAGCCGCTTTTCTTTACGGCATGGAGCACAATCGGATGGGGGTTGGTTTTGGTACTATAAGCAAGTTCAAATTTATCAAACTTGTTTTCAAACGCTTTTGTGAATCTCGATATATTTTCAGCAAACTGCTTTCCATCAAAAACAAAAAAGGTGTCGCAGTATTTACCTTTTGACGTTAATAATCGGAATATTTCTCTTGTAGTTATATCCATAATACTTTCCCCATTTGTTCTTGAGGGCTTCTATGAGAACGAGATGTCCTTTTCTTGTTCTTGTTGCTCCTTCGTTGAGGTCCATCTCGGCTTTGCAGACCATGTACTTAGGTTGAAGGATAACTCTGTTTTTGAGCAACTCCTGCATCATCATATCAACGTCTGACGCAGCGTAGTCTTTCCTGTCGTACTTTGCTTTGAAAGCTTTCTTGTTTATCCACCTCATGTGAGCAGGGATGCCTACAAACTTAAATTCGGCATCATAGGCATACGGAGCGATGGAGTTTTGGTCGAAAGCAAGCCCGATGTTGAGGTCAACAATAACCTGAGCGATTCTCTCTATTTCAGATGTCGCTGTTGTGACATCAGGCGAGCCGTCGCTGTTTTCGATGTTTCTGACATCTTTCATGCGGTAGATGAACTTTTCGATATCATCGTCAGCAACAAAGATAACATCTTCAGGCGTGTTTTCGATTATCCAATAGAGCGTGGACATGAAGCTGAATACAGCGCCGTCAGGGATAACGAGCAGATCGTCAATGCCTGCTTTTCTGTATTCTTCCGCTTCATCTTCTCTAACGACGTATGTACAATACTCTAAGAGCTTCTTTGTCTTGATGGCGTTTGCTCTTTTGTACGACATACAGTAGATATTAAACGTAATATTCTGACTCATAATTTTTGCTCATTTTCAGCTCAGGGTTCACAACGATATTGTATTTCGATATATCGTAACCGAGGAGCTGCTTGCAACGCAGGTAGGGGAGATTGAGACCTGCTCTCGCGATGAACGGCAGAGTGGCGCTTACTCTCGGATTACACTCAAGGAGTTTTACTCTTCCGTCAGGCTTGAGCATGAAGTCGAAGCAAGCATTGCCGTCGAGGTTTGAGTATTTGGTGATGTACTTTGCGATTTCGAGAGCTTCGTCGGAGAAAGCGATCTTTGCAAACATGGCAGAGCCATAAGCCATAAGTCCGGCTTCAAAGCCGAGGGCGTGTGTGATTTCTCCGTTGTCTGCGAGAATGCACAAGCTGAAATCAACACCGTCTTCGTATTCCTGCACAATGAGTTTTTCTCCGTTTTTGAGTGCTTCTGCGGCGTACACCTTGAGCATATCGAACGTAATGTATCTGTTGAGACCGAACTTATTGACGATGGTGAGGTCCTTGCCTTTTTCCTCGTCTATAACACAAAAGCCGAGACCGCCGCACCTGTTAGGGAGCTTGCAGCAAATATTCTTGCCGGGATATCCGACCGATCTTGCAAACGCTTCGATATCATCAATGCTGGAAACAACAGCCTGCTTAGGCATTACATCTCCGCAAATCTTAGCGAGATTTGTCTTGTCTCCTACGATGTCGAGCGCTTCTTTCGTGGCGACGGACACCTTAATTCCTTCGTTTTCAAAGAAGGATCTGTTTTCTGCCATGATCGGCAGTTCTGCGGTGATAAAGGGGATGATTACATCAACGCCTTCTTTTTTGCAGATGTCAAGGACGATGGGAAGATAGTCAGGTTCAGTGATTCTCGGAACTACATATCCGGCATCTACGCCTTTTCTCAAAAGCGCGTCTTCTGCGCAGTTGATACCTACAACCTTGATTTCTTCGTTTTCGTAATTTGCTCTCATTTCGGTAATGAGGTCGAACGAGTGCATGGAGCACCCTGTAATCAGTATGGTGAGCATTTATTCTTCACTTTCCTTCCACACAACATCGCCTTCTTTTGGCACGATCTGTGCTTTGATATCATCGTACCAGATGGCTCTTGCTTTTATCTTCCTGTGTTTTGCCATAAGCACTTTGGCTTTGTCTATTCCGAGAATCCTCGTGAGATTGAGGTAGTCAACCTCGTTTCTGCAAGCGATGATTACATAATCGTACTTCTCGTAACGAATTGGCTCCATCGTCTTGTTTTTTGCTTCATCAGGATTCTTTGACTTTGGCTCTATTCCGAGAGAAACATTGAGGTCAGCAGTCCAATCTGCGAGCAAGTCCAAATCCCACTCACCTGCGTGAGTGTTGTCTTTGATATTGATTGCTCGCTTCTCTGCGTCGCTGTAACCGATCAGCCGTTTGCATAAGACTTCAGTTTCAGGGTTTCTTTCCATCAGGATTGAGGCTCTTTGATTTCCGGCGATGATGTTGTTGTCCTCGTCAATGACGAAAGAACCAAAATCGCCGAACATATCAAGCGATCGCTCAAGCTCCTCTCGTTTCTTCTTACCGATTTTCCTCGGATTTCCAAATCCGGTGCGAAGATCGCAAACAGGCAATCGTATCGTTTCGATTCTCTTCAATTTTTATTCCTCCTATATCTGCTTTTCAGCAAGCTCAATGGCGTTTAATATAGTGTCGTCCATGTCGTAGTATTTGTAGTCTCCTGTTCTTCCTGCAAATATAACATTTTCTTTTGATTCTGATAATCGCTTGTATTCAGCGTATATGGCGTTGTTTGCGGTGTTAGTGATAGGATAGTAGGGTTCATTAAAATCGTCGTGTATGGCTGGATATTCGCGTGTAATCACCGTTTTACCGTTGTTGATGGGATTGGTGGAGAAGTGTTTGTGTTCAACTATCCTTGTGAACGGAATGTTTCTTTCGGTGTAGTTCACAACTGCGT